TGTACCTCATTACGAAGGCTTGGCAAACGACGTGGCTGACGCGGTGTGTAACGGGACAATAGCCGGTGGCTATCAGTTCCCCTCAATAGAGGAACATATCGCGGACACCAGCCAGACCGACCAGTTCGGTAAAAACATGTGCCATACCTACGGTGGGAGTGCCACCCTGACATCTATCCTCGCTGTACAGTGGGGGCAGGATCAGGTCTACGGCGTGTATCCGCAGGGGCACAAGTATACCGGAGTGGAAAAACACGAGTACGAAGGAGATCAGTTGATTTCCGGAGTGAACTCGAGCGACATGAGGGCCTATGTGTGTGACTTTATGTGGCACTTGGGCCTTGTAATAGCGGACGACCGCTGTGTACGGAGAATCTGTAACATCGAGCCTTCGGGGGCATCGAACAACCCGCAGGACTCGAACTTCGAGATCAATCCGATAGTCGATGCGTTGGTATCGATGAAGGATATGGGTCGAGGTGCGGTACTCTACATGAACCGAGAAGTGTGGGGACATTTGTGGAAGGCGACGTATTCGCAGTCCAATGTGAACTACGAACCCAATGCTCCATGGGATGCACCCAATTACCGTTTCAACGGACACGCGATCCGGTTCAGCGACAGCCTGCTCAACACTGAGTCGCAGGTATCATAAGGAGGGTATTATGGCGTATAAACCAAATTCAGGCCGTGGCTCTCGGGATTCCAACTTGGAATTCTGTGCAGCTCAGAGTATACCCACCGATGGTAACAACGATCGTAGTGACAACGTAGTCGACCTCATCAACAGCGCTCCGGATGTCCGGGGAACGCCGATGAAGCTCAAAGTGGCGATTACGACCAAGATCTCTGTAGCGAGCGGGTCAAGCTCCAAGTTGTATCTGAACCTGCTTACCGATGCGTCTGCTTCGAGCACGATAGGATCCGGTAACTGGGTGACCTTGGCAGTAGCCGTGGGATGGCTCGATCATAACAATGCCGCGGGCAAAGTGTATGATTTCGCCGTTCCCGAGCTGCCGACCGATGCATACGAACGGTATCTGGCATTGGCGCTTGAGCCTGTCAGCAATGACACGCTCTACACTGCCGGTGCTATCGATGCCTGGCTGGAGCCGGTGTGGTAAAAACTTTCGGCGCGGGGGCAACTCCGCGTCGATATATTTAGGAGAGAAGAATGGCGTATTATTTGTGTATGCTCGACTGTTTGTGTCAAAAGCACGAATACGACAGCTTGGGAAGGCGTGTTGAGTTGGTCAACTTACGTGCGCAGCAGGGGAAAGTGTACGAACACTCGTATGACCTCACTGAATACAATGTGGAAGGACGGGAGTTTTTCAAGGAAGTACCCGGACCCGTGCGTCCTGACATGTTAGTCAGGCCCCGCACCGACATACCCAAACTGGAACCGAAGGTGCCGGAACGACCAAAGAAGTCGAGGAAAGCCAGTGAGGGATAAACTATGTCTACAAGTGTTGCGACGGAGGTTGCGGTTGCTAACCTTGCACTCCAGCGCATAGGTGTCGGTGCGATAGACGCACTGACCGATAACGACAAAGCGGCGAAGGCGGCCAACAGGATATTTGCCGATACCCGCGATGAGATACAACGGATGTTTTCGTGGACTTGCCTCATCGACAGGGAGGCGCTCTCTACGTCCACGGCGTCGGCTGCGTCCTTTAGCTACGTACATACCTTGGGCCTCGACTGCCTCACCGTCCTCAACATCCTCGACACGTCCGACAGCGATGCAGAAAACATTCCTTACAGACGCGAGTACAGGCACTTGTACACTAATCAGCAGACCGGATATGTGCGGTACACCAAACAAACGACGAACATTACCCCATGGGAACCGCTGATGCTGACGGCTTTGGAAACACGCCTTGCGAGTAAACTGGCTGTCTGGCTGACGGGAAAAGCGGCACTGGCCCAGATGATGCAGCAGGAGTTCATGCAGACGATAACACTGGCCATTCAGGTGAAAGCGATAGAGGACAGGTTCGAGGATTCTACTAAGATGCTCGCAATGATAGACAAGAGCTTCCTTCCCTTCCTCGCGCAGGACAGGGCAATAGCTGAATGAGAAAACGCGATGTCATCAATATGGCGTTGGACTACCTCGGTATCAATGCCGCGGACTACGATAGCTCGGAAGTCACCGTTATAGAGAAACGTGCCGGCAGGCAGTACACGGTAGCTGCTGACTACGTATTACGCCAAGCCGAATGGGTAGAGGCTGTCGCCAATACGACACTGACCGCGGAGGCGGCGGGCACGAATATCTACGACGACTATTGGGAGTATAAGTACGCTCTGCCTTCGGACTGCGTTCGGGCGCTCGACCTGGAACTGGACGACAACGTCCGGTGGATAGTGCAGAACAGCTACATCTACACGAACAACTACGACGCCACCGACGGCATAAACCTTCGATACGTGCGTGATATTCGGGAAGAGTCCAATAATTCGCTTGTGTATTCGGACATGCTTGCGGAAGCTATTGCGTGTAGGATTGCCTACAACATGGCGCCTATACAGCAAAAAAATGTGTTCCGTGAAGTATTCGAAGAAGTCCTGGCCGAGGCCATTATGGCGAATCAGGACAAAGAGCGTTGGGTACACGGTTATGACGGGCAGTGGTGGACGAGCGTCGACCGATACCGGACGAACAAACGTAGGAAATATGAGTATTGAGAACGATAATAACGGACTTCAGTGCGGGCGAGCTTTCTGAGAAAATAAAAGGCCGCATTGACCTTCCGCAATACCAAAAAGGATGCCTGACCCTCGAGAACATGTTGGTTACGAATACCGGCATGGTGACCAAGCGCCCGGGGACTATTTATATGGGCACCTGCGACGGCATCACGAACAAGAGCAGAATTATTCCCTACATCTATTCTCCGAGCGAGGCGTATATCGTTGAACTGGTGGCCGGCAAGATACAAGTGTGGCGCGACGGGTCCAAGGTCAAGGAGACTGCGTCCCCGTCCTGGACGGCGGACGAGTTGTTCGAAATACAGTACGCGCAGGACTTTCGCGGGATTTATTTCGTACATCCGAGCCATGCGCCGGCGTCCTTGATCAGGCATGCGCAGGACTCCTTTGTGTACTCCGCTATATTGTACCTCTACTACGCCGGCGGTACGTTGACGTCGCACAATACGGAGAATAAAGCAGGAGACACGACACTGGTAGCTACCGCGGCGGTGAGTACTCTCAGCCCTAATTATCAGGGTATCGTTCGCGTGAAATACGGTGTCGGACAGTACGATGAATACACATATACTACGTGGAATGGAAGTTCTTTCGGCGGGATCTCTCCTCCACTGGCGAGAGATTATGACAATGGCGACTCTATTGTCGTGGCCCATCCCTATGACTCAGACGACACAACTACTCCGTTTAGCGCAGCAGACAAGTACCCCAGAAGTGTCGCTATCTTTGCGGGCCGTTTTTGGTTCGGCGGCAGCAACACCGATCGTCAAAGAATATGGGCCTCGAAGGCGTACGGGGACACGGTCGACTCCGACCAACTCACTCTCGACATGCGTACCGAAAACATCCTGGTAGCCACGAGAGAAGAACAGAGCAAAGCGAGCCGACAGTATACTTCTGATGCAACGGCCAACTTGCAAGGCGACAATACCGTCGAAGTGCAGGAAAGCATTGCCGACGATATTCCCCAAACAGGATGGTTGCGGGTGGTCTATGACGGCGGAGAGTATGACCATTACTCCTATACATCATGGACAAACACTACCTTCAGCGGCGTCAGTCCTACCTTACAGAACACCTACGACGGAGCGGATACCGTTATTGCCGGTTTGTGGAAGCTTCCCGACACCCCCGAGACAGAGGCGGTCAAATATACCAGAGCCGTTATATCCGACGATTCAGCGATACAGATAGACATTGCCTCCGATCAGAACGACCAAATATTGTGGATGGCTCCGGGGAAGGACTTGTTTATCGGTACGACGGCGGCCGAATGGGTCATCCCTCGTGCCGTGACCGCAAGAAGTCCGTTAGCGTATATCCAGTCTCGAGCAGGTTCGGCGGAAATACAGCCACACCTTGCATGGGACATCCTGCCGTTTCTCCAGAGTTCAAAGAAAAAACTCAGAGCGTATCAGTACTCTGAAGAAGCGGGAGGATACAAACCGCCGGACCTGACGAGGTTAGCCGACCACATCCTCGGCAGCGGGGCGGTGGAATATGACGTCCAGAAAGAACCGCGGTCGATGATCTATTTTCCGAGATCCGACGGCCAGTTAGCTGTGCTGACATACGAGCCTGATGCCGGCGTTCTTGCCTGGCAGCGGTGGAAACACTCGGATGATACAACGTTCATCAGTTGCGCCGTGGTTCCCGAGTCCGGGGAAGATACCGTATACGTGACGGTGAAACGCGGGAGTAATTACTACCTCGAAAAGTTCGCTGATCCTTTTCCTGATGATCAGGACAACTGCCAGTTTCTGGACTCGTTATACGATGTGACCGCTGACAGCTTGAGCCTCATGACGGTAAACGACACGCTTGCCGGGGCGACCTGGCTTGCCAATCTCACGGTCACTGTCTTTGAAGACGGAGCGGAGGCCGGCACCGAGAGCGTAGATGCTTCCGGGAATGTAGACCTGAGTGCGTATACTGGGAGCCAGGTCTACGTCGGCCTCCCTTTTACTTGCAAGCTCGAGACAATGCCGATAGACCGCATGCTCGAGACCACTACATTGGATGATAAGCGAATCGTGCGCGGCATATTCCGCCTGTATCGTTCCCTCTCTTTCAAGACGACCGCACATTCCACATGGGGGACCGGTTCGGCAGTGGATGAGTACACATTCGGTACAACGTGGGAAACGGATGACGTCGAGGTGGAGTTCCCGGGCGATGCAGGTAGGGCGAAGACATTCAAAGTGGTCAGTGAGGACGCATATCCACTTTCCATACAAGCAATGATGCTGGAAGTGGACACGGAGGGTGAGTAAATGGGCCTGTGGGACGATATCAAAGACGTTGCATCAGACATCGGTGAGAATCTCAAAGGATTCGGCGAAAGCGCCGAAGAATGGCTCGGTGGCGCCGAAGGGTTCAGCCTCGGTGTCGGGCTGGTAAGTGATTATTTTACCTCCGCCATAGAAAGAAGTGAGGACATAGACGAATACAAGGGCGCGGTGGAGGACACGGAGACTGCGTTAGAAGACGCATATGAAGAAGGGCAGCGGATAGGACGGCAACTGGAAGAAGCCTACACCGACACGGTAGAAGGTGCTGAAAAAGGCTACAACATCGCCGTTACGCAGGCGGAGCAGATTAAAGAACAGGCCTTGGATGCGGCGGAGCAGAAGTTCTGGGAGCTTACACAGGAAAACATAGCCGGAAGTGGAGAGACGCGCAGGCAGTTCAACCGGCAAGTGTTGAGCCGGATGATGGAAGGCGAGATCTCTCGAGGAGAAGCCGCGGCGGAACTGGCGCAAGGCAACGTCAGGCGCACGGGTAGCGCATCTAATCTCATTTCCGAAAGCGTGAGGATGTTTGACGTTGATGTAGCGGAAATAGACAGACAGCTCGATGCGGAGATGGCTAAGTACGGCAGAGAACGGGGTCGATTTCGCACAGCGAGAAAAAGGGAAGAACGTTCTGCCGAGTTGACAGAACAACAGGCTATTGAAAGAGCGGCCTTCGCCCGGAACGAGGCTATCAAAAAAGCGGGCAGGACGTTCGAACACGGATTGGAAAACCTGCTCGGAGAGGATATTGACCTCGGCAGCTATCTCACCTGGAAAGACTATGAAGGGCCAAAGCCTCGGGGGAGGTTCGGCGCCGGCCGTAGTGCAGATGGCGGAGTGGTGACGACACCGCAATACACTTCGGCTCGAACACTCGAAGAGTTTCTCGGCGCGGAATGGTATACCGACACCCTGCTTACGCGAGACCTCGAGCGCGGCCTCGAAGATTTGTATGAAGAGGGCGCGGAGTATTACGACAGTGGTTGGGACATTGTGAAGAACATGTGGGGCTCCTGGCTCGACGAGGTGTTTTAATGGACGGGAAAACGGTAATACAGGCCATAGGCACATTTCTCCAGGGAACATACGATACGCAAGCCGCCCGGGAACTGTCTCGGGTCGAAGCGCAATTGTCACGGGAGCGTCACGACTTCTTCAACCTTTTACAACTCCAACGCGATACCGGTAATTATACAAAGGCTCTCACGGATGGATTCGACAGCAGTGTAGGATATGTTGACGGTCTGTACAGCAAATACGACGAGATACTGGCCTCTATTGAAAACGGAGAGGCGAAGAACAGAGTAGCTCGCGCGTTACACGGCATCAAGGAAAAAGACCGGCAGGATGCTATCAAGCTTTCACAACAAAATGCCGTCACTTTCGGCGGTGAAGAGTTGCTGACAACGCTGAATTCCGTTATTTCCCGAGGGCCGTCGGCTGTTGATACGTTGGTGGGCGAAGAAACCTACCAAGACAAGATACTCGGCGAGATACAGGAACATATCGGAATGGCCTACGGCGCGGGTATCATCAGTTCCGACGAGGCCATGAAACTGAACGAAGAGTACACAAACAAGTTCATGAACGGATTCGCTACCAATATGACGAATCAAGCTATTGATATCATGCTGGACGGCGGGCTCGGTCCTTCCGAGACAATGGAAACCATAGAAGACGTTATTCGTTACGGGCAAGTAAAAGAGGTGGATGTTTCCGAAACTGCGCAACGCAGGCTGCAAACTTTGGCCGACGCCTACGGTAATGTCGTGCTTACCCCGGAAGACAAAGAGGAATTGGTCAACCACCTGCGGCGGGAAGTGCCGATTAAGCTCGGGCGACGGGCGCAAGCAGCGGAAGAGGTGAAGGCTGCCAAT